CTTCAAAATCGAAAAGGAGGAGGATATTGATACTTATATTGCCTTGTTCAAAGACAATATTCTTCCTGATCTTGAAAGCACATCCGCAATAGAAAAAGCGAAAAAGGATGCTATTGCCGAGTATGAAAAGAACAATGGTTTAAAGGATGGTAAACCTATCAAATCGGCTAAAAAGACTAAGAAAACAGTAAAATCCGAAGACGATGATGAAGAAGACGATGATGAAGACTTCGAAGATTTGCCCGCATCTGTAGTTAAGCTATTGAAAGCCCAACAGAAGCAAATCTCCGAGTTGACCGCATCGGTATCTTCTGTCGTATCAACAGTCACAACTTCCACGAAACAGGCATCAGCCAGAACACTATTTGCAGATGCAAAACTCCCTGAAAAGTGGTTTAACCGTATTGATGTCAATTCTGAAACTTCTGTTGAAGATCAGATTAAAGAGTTGCAAGAAGAATACGCTGAAATCAGACAGTCGGTAATAGATGATGAGGTCGCCGGTGGCGGTTACAAGCCTAATTCCTACAAGCCCAAAGAACGTTCAGAGAAAGAATGGCTGGAACTAATGGAGGACGAGGAAGATGCTAATAACGGGACTGCCAGCCTTGGACTTGAAGAATAATAATTAATAATTAAAAGCTATGTTCAGAAAAAAACAAAAAGAATTTCAGTATGCTCCCGGAATCGAAAAGATTATTGAGGACATTCAGGGCGGTGGTACTATTGCCCGTGCGGAACTGAAGGGAATCATTGATGAACTTCCTCCGCTTGTTATGGTAGGGAAGGATGCTAACGG